GGGGCTAAGTTTTTCCGACGCAGAACCTTAACTGCATGCCTGCCTCTATAGCTCAACGGTTAGCATCAATTAATACAGGGAAACTCAGCTAGTGTACTTACCGAAGTGTACACCGGTCTTTCGAAACCCGAGGTATATGTATCAATTGTCCATTGAGAGCACACCAAGATTTGAACTCCGAGGAGAACATCGGGGGTGAGCCCGGATTTGAACGGTTTACTCCGTTTAGGCCGTAACAGGTGGATCTGGTGGATTAATCTCCCAATACATAGGGGGACAACCGAGCCAAAAATACACTTGAAAATCCTCTCCGACTGACATGTAGTGCAAAAACACTTCATCTTCGTGGGCATCATGGGTTATATTGACAACAGCACCGGATGTACCGATGTTTTGTGTCCAATTTTCCCTTCTACCCGGTATGAACCTATTCCTATCGTAAAAAGGAATTTCATACTCTAAGCAAGAATTCATTTCCGATGAAATTCGGGTCAATCCTTTAGTGCCTGAGTTTAGATGGTGGGGATCATACCTTCCTGAACCTGAAGTGTTTAAAACGCTGTATGAAGCGCCTTCACTGGGGCTGCGTGAAGGAAGAACGTTAACTACACCGTAGTAAAAATCATCTCCGGTGTTCAGTTCACAACGTTCAACTTCGGCAACCGCCCAGGATCTCACTCGGTTTTGGATTTTGTAGCGCATAGAACCGCGCCAACCTGCAAAACAGTTACCAACGAGATGGAGCAGCAAAGTATTACTAAAGTTATACGGTGCTACGGTGGCTCCAGCTACGCGCTCATGTACTGCACCATCCACATTGCCTCGAAGGAACGGAAACATGCCATGTTCAATATGACTAGTACGAAATTGGCTAGTTTGGTCACCTGAAGGATCGTAGGCAGTGTGTAACATATAACGTCTCAGCAACTGTCGAAGTGACATTATCGCCTCACCAGTAAATACTCTATTTAGCATTGGAGCATTCTGGTAGCCGGGCCCCATAGGATCGGGGGAATCACCGGCAGGGTCGGGCGTGTTAGCTTCACCGGATTGAGCTTTGTAGACGAACTTTTGGTATTGGTCATCTGGGACAAAAACTTCAAAATCGTCACCGGCGCTAACAAAAACGTTAACTTCGACATCGTTAATAACTGTGCTTTGTGGAGTAGTCAAAGAATTGACGACAAATACTCCTAAGACTCCGTTTCCAGCGTTCTTGTACGTGTAAGGTGTGCCGCTGTAAACCTCGGTCCCTGAATCGAAACCAGGATTGAGGTGGGTCAATAAGGAATATTCCTGACCATTAGATATTTGGATGGTCACGTCGGTGGTATCTCCGATATCCACTACCTCCATATAATTAACATTGTACTCGCCAGTAGTTCCGAAGAACTCTGGATCCCAAACAAATTTGAGACGCCCCTTGTGAAACTTGGAGCATACTATTTGAAAGCGATATTTGAGGGTACCTGTCCAATATTTGAAGGGTAGGGCAGCAATAGCACAGGCTGGAAAATGGTACTCGGTGGGAGAGCCCCTTTCAGACCACATAACTGGAGACAAACGAATGTTCCAGAGCATGTCTTCAGCATTATTATTCAAAGACCAGTTAAATGTCGTTAAGTACGATTCTCGGCTGGCTATAGAAGAAATAGCTAAAGGATCACCACAGTCTACTCCGCAAATGCGGGTGTCCACAGTTAGCTCTTGTTTGTCATCAACAGTCAATTTATTACAATTGTCTGGCGTATTGGTAGTAGCCATGTTTCCGCCCCAACGTGGTACATAGGGGACAGGAGCTGACGTGACGTTTGGGCGGGAATAACCAAAAAGTTTGGCTATCCCACCAACGGTACTAGCCGCCATCTCAGTTGCTATCGCAAAAGGAGCGATTGCGGGGACTGTAGATAATGCGGCTGCCATTTTTGCGATCACAGCAGCTGGATTGGATATAAAGCCTTTGGCATTGGCTTCTTCAATCTCACCAGATTGTGGTTGTAGGGTGTCGGTATTGCGTGAGGTTAACACACTCATTGACACATCCTCGGCCCATGCGAACACGGTAACGTGTGCCTTGTCGTCGGCTCCGTTAGCGTGTCGTAAGGTATTCAGAGAACGAATGGTAATCTCGCCTAGGTCTTCCCAGTCGGCAGCAGGAATATTAATATAATTCTTATGCCATAACATGGGAAGACACATAGAACCACCTTGACTGGAAGTCGGATCCAGTATAAGGTGTGGGCGTTGTGATTCCGCTATTGCGTCTTCTGAAATATTGTCTCTCGTATTTTTAAAGGCGTCGAAAGAATCGAGGGGGGAATAGGACGCCAACAGTTTTCCATATTGGAACGCATTGCCGTTTATAACGAACTTAACGTGCAATTTAGCGCGTAGCAAGTTGTAATTGGTAATCCTGTTGGTCACACGGCTATTATTAAAGTAAATAGTCCATGGATCGAACCTAGTTGTGACACTAGTTCCGGTCTCCCATTCGAATTCATACACCTTAATGGGACGAGAGAAAAAGTCCTGCAGCGTTGCGTCGTTCGTATCTTGCAGGAGACGAGTGCTATCTATTGAATGATTAGCATCATAGGCATATGGTACTGCCTTATCGTCGAAACGAACGTTTTCTTGTGTAGAGTTAGTTTGCATCGTAAAAGTATTTCCTAATTTAAATTTATTATTGGTAGCAAGTCGGTATTACGATTGTGTGTGGACTCATACAACACAAAAGAGCACAGTGTTGTTCGAGTAGCTAACTCGTCCTCTAAAAAGAGGTAGGGCACGAGGGCCCTGCTATATGTACAAAGCTCTAATTTATAATATACACTATACAAAACATTAATAATTTACAGTAATCAAATATACACACTCCGTTTCAACTCTATCCGTTAGGAAAGCCCGATGGAGTTCGGACTATTGGGTGGCGCTTCACCCGGTTTGTACTTTGCGTACCAGTCAGATAGTCTCGCATCATAGGTCGTGAATCCATTGCATAAATGCTTGATTCCACAGTCCTCTGCCACATCGGCGAGTTTCCGGTACATATCATTATATTCTTCACGGGAGCGCAACGAAACATCGTGAAGAGTGGTGTCTATATTTAAGGCTGCCTGTAACTCCATTGTCATGCCCTCCGCACTAGGAGCCAGGTGAGCGTGTAGCCTTTTTGCGATCGACGCATCTTGTAGAACACCAACGTGGCAATCGCGCTCTGGACAGTATCGATCTGCACGGGACAAAAAGTCTGAGTCTTCATCTGACATAAATTCAGTGGCCTCGGATTCTTTGTCCGGCATAGTAAATACCATACCGAACTGCGACAAAAACTTTGCGTAGCTAAGGTGGTTGTAGAGGGGCCGTTCCAAAGAAACAGTTCCCTTAACATCGTCACCATAAGTACCAACTGCGACGTGCTCACGAAATTCCCCAACAGGCGAGTCAGGGTATATATCGTAATAAGCAGCGCGTAGTAGTAAGCTGTTGACAAAGGAATTTATTATCACAGTCAAGTTTTGTCCGGAAGGATTGGATCCATAAAGCAGGAGTAGCGTGCCGTCATATGCCATTAGAGGATTGATAACCTCCGTAACACATGCTCGCATCAACTGTAGGTCCTCAGGTGTGTAACCGGGACACAATTCAGCTGCGTCTATTAATAGCTTAAACGCGGCAACAGTGAGCTGAGCGGGCATACGCTGATCATACTTAGAATAGTCACCAGCGAGAACTTTATCGCTCTTCGACATCATGTACGAATGCAATTGTTCCCACTCGGGGCCTTCTGCATTGGATCCGACGAGACATTCAAAATGAAGGGGGTTCATCTGTATTATGCGAACTATGGGCAAAAAGTACTGCCGCAAGAAAAGTTGCAATGCCACAGG